GGTTCAATTGGGGGAGTGCCGTCACCGCGGCTCGGTTCATTATGGAGAAGTCCCCGGAGCCGGTCAGGTGGAAGGACTTCGACGAGATGGTCACGACCCGGGGGAGATGGCTCTCGGAACCTCTCTACAAGAGCGTCAAAGCCCTGTGGAATATGAGGGGCAATACTGCTTACTCGATAGATTGGGTGCCCGGGCTGGTTCCCGCAGGATGGGACCCGGACGGGGTGGTCTGGAAATACGAACCGAGGACGGACTTCCGTCGAAAAATGTTGGAGGGTCTTTTATGAAGAAGGAGAATCTGAGGATAGTCCGCCGGCTGGAGAGGGTCTTCTCCCATGCGATGGCCCTGGACCAAAGCGGTCGTTTCCGGAATGTCGTCTATATCGTCGGCAAATACGTTTATCTGATGAATACGGACCACACCGTCCTCCTCCGGTTCGAGATCCCCGGGGGAGAGGAACCGTTTGTGGATCCGATAGGATTCCGGGCCAGTGATTACGATTCCCCTCACTTCTATGAGGAGGACGGCCGGATCGTGTTCGAACAGAAGGAGGGGACCCTGAAGAGGACGAAGACCTGCTCCGTCTCCGAAGGGGAGAGCCCGGAGGAGGCTGCTCGGTTGTTCCGTCGATTATGGGCAACGAAGGACGGGGACTCCTTGGGGCTGGTCTACTCGGAGGAGGTCCTCGGCCTTCTCAGCGATTCCCTCAGCCATATCGAGTGGACCAGTGACGGTGCCGGTGGTCCGCGGTTGACGCAGCGGGACCTCTACACCGGGAACATCATCCGGATAGATACGGAAGCCGAGCAGGGGTTCGTCGGTTCCGGCAACTCCCAGCTCCCGGAAGACTGGGGTCCGATAGGGATGAGGACTCCGGACTTCTTTGCCCTGTTCTCCTTCCAGAAGTCCGTCCAGTTTATCTTCTCCGGGGACCCTTCCCGGGGATACTGTAAATTTACCGGTCAACACATGGGGATGCAGGGGGTCATTTCCTTCTGCTTGTATGACGAAATGATACAGGTCTCGACGGTAGACCAGGAGGAGAACGAAGATGGGAGGAAAGAGTCGAAAGCGGGGAGGGGTTAGCCAAGCCCTGGTGAAGCACCTGGCCCGGAAGTATGGCGGGAAGGTGGTCCCTCCGGGGACCTCTTCGTGCGGACCGGGGAAGTCCAAGAAGAAGGTCAAGCATCTCCAGGAGGAAGAGGATGAAGGACTATTTGGAACGGGTTCCGTATCTGGCGATTCCAAACTTCTGGACCAGTGAGGAGTATTTCCTCCGGGCCGGGTGGCAGGTCCGGAAGGACGGGGCTTGGGTTTGGATCGTAGACTCCACGGAACGTCCTATGCTTCCTCCCGTGTTTCTGGAGAGAGCCGGGAGTCTGCCGGGTCTTCCTCCGGCCGAGTCCCTTCCGTATTGGGCCGGGTGGCCCTGGCCCTGGGACCGGAGGAGGGATGTCCTCCGGCCGGCTTCTCCCTGGGAACCGGCTTTCCTGGATTTCAACTACATCTACAATCCTGTGGCTTTCTCCAAGATGGAGGGAGGGTCCTGGGGGGTATACAGGAAGAACGTCCGGAAGTGGCCGAGGGACCATCCTCAGTGGTCCTACGGGGCAGGACGGGTCCCTCGGGAGACGGACTTGGCTCGGCTCCTCGAGGAGTGGGCAACGGTCACCGACCCGGGCGGGGGGCTATACGACCCGGAGGTCATGGTCTCCTTCGTGATGGAGGGGAATCACCGGGCCTTCCTCTGGGAACAGGACCGGCTCGTGGGGGCGAACGTCTGGGACCTCAACTCCGTCTTCGTCAACTTCCGGTATTGCGTATGCGACCCGGAGGAGCCCTTCCTGAGCGAGTTCCTCCGGTGGTTATTTTATCAGCGGATATATGATATGTTTCCCCTTTTGGGGAAGAAGCTGGTGAACGACGGAGGGGTCCTGGGCCGTGAGTCTCTGAGACGGTTCAAGAATAAGATGAATCCGGCCGCAGTCTATGAAATTTATGGATGGACAAAAGAGAGGAGGAAAACCGATGGCGAAAGTCAACAGGAAGATTCTACTGGAGACCCTGAAGAGGGGGGCAGCAGGACTGAAGGGGAAGGAGATTGAGGACCTTTCTCAATCCTTCCTCTTCGTCGAAGACCGGGTGGAGACCGGGGGAGCCCTCGGGGACATGATCGTGTCGGTCCCTTTGGAGACCGGGGTCCGGGGAGCCGTCCCGAGCTCGAAGCTCCTCGAGTTCCTCGGGAAGAGTACGGACGAGGAGCTCGGAATCGAATCGGATGGGAAAGAGCTCCTCCTGTCCGGGAAGAGGGTGAAGGTCGGGATTCCGATCTCAGACCTGGACTCAGCCTCCTGGCGGGAACACGACTGGCCGGAGAAGGGGTGGGAGAAGGTTCCGGACGGTTTCCTGGAGTCTGTCCGTATTGTATCGGAGTCTGCTGGGGATAATCTCTCGCAACCTATCTTCACGATGGTACACGTCACCCAGCAGTATGTCGAAGCCTCCGACAACTATCTCTTCTCCCGGGTCACTTTGCCGACAGCTCTCTCCGGAGATGGGTTTCTGCTTCCGGCAGCTCGGGTCCGGTTCCTGGAGTCCCTGGAGCCGGCCGAGTACGCGGTTTCCCCGTCCTGGGTGTATTTCCGATCCGCAGAGGGAGGCCATATCGCTTTCCGGACGTTTGACGGGAAGTATATCGACCCGGACCGAATCTTCCCGGAGGGGGAGGAGATTGCCTTCCCGAGCGGAATCGGGGATGCCCTGGACCGGTCTGCGGTCTTCGTCGACCCGGTGGCTGGGAGAAGCTACTGTAAAATCAAGATCGAGAAGAACAAGGCCGAGATCGAAGCCCGGGGAGTGGAGGGATGGATCCGGGAGAAGGTCCGGACCCGGTATGAGGGGAAGGCTCTCTCTCTGCTGGTCCGGCCGCGGCCGTTCCGGGAGGCTCTCCAGTTGACGAATCGGGCCATTGTAGGGGATTCCTCCCTGATGTTGAAGGGGGACCGGGTGATGTATATCGTGTGGTTGCCGGCCGATGAGTAAAGGCGGGTTTTTCGATACGGATGAGCTCCCGGCCGGCGGGACCGGGTGCGGGTATACGTGCTTACTCCGGGACGGGTGCGAGTCTCCGGCCATGCCTCCTTCCGGGGAAGGGGAGAAGGACGTCCTGTTCGTGGCCGAGGCGCCCGGAGCAGACGAGGACCGGAAGAACACTCAGCTGGTCGGGAAGATCGGCCGGGAGTTCCGGGAGATCCTGGAGGAGGAGTTGGACTTCGACCTCGACCGGGAGGCTCGGAAGACCAACGGGGTCCGGTGCCGACCTCCGAAGAACCGGACACCTACTCCGGAGGAGATAGCCGCGTGCCGATCCCATATCTGGGAGGAGATCCGGGAGCACCGTCCCCGGGTTATCATACCTCTGGGAGGGGTGGCCCTGGAGTCCCTGATCGGAGACCGGTGGAAGAAGGACCTCGGAGGGATCTCCCGGTGGAGGGGGTTCCGGATCCCGGATCACCGGGCCGGAGCCTGGATCTGCCCTACCTGGCACCCGAGCTACGTGGCCAGGTCCCGGAACGACAAGAAGGGATCCGCGGTGGAGCCTCTGTTCATCGATGACCTCCGGCAAGCCCTCCGGAACCGGGAGCAATCCCTTCCCTCCCCGGTCCTGGAGTCCGACGTCCGGGTGGAGAAGGACCCGGACCGGGCAGCTCGAGCTCTCCGCCGGCTTCCGGACGGGATCTATGCGGTGGACTTCGAGACCACCGGGCTCCGTCCTCACAACGACGGGCACCGGATCGTGTGCGCAGCCGTCTCCAACGGCAGGGAGACCCTCTCCTTCCCGGTGGAGGGGAGAGCCGAGAGGTTCCTGGCTCAGTTCATGGGGGATGAGGGGAAGAAGAAGGTGGCCCAGCATATCCAATTCGAGGATATGTGGGCCGGAGTCCGGCTCGGGACCCGGGTCCGGGGATGGGTATGGGACACGATGTTGGCCGGACATATCCTGGATAACCGTCCTGGGGTGACCGGGCTGAAGTTTCAGGCCTTCGTCCGGCTCGGGCTCGTAGGATACGATGAGGACGTGGGTCCCTTCCTCCAGGCGAAGGGAAAGAGCGCAAACGATTTTAACCGTATCGACAAGGCAGATCCGGATAAAGTCCTCCGGTACTGTGGGATGGATGCCCTGGCCGAGTTCCGGTTATTCGAGCAGCAGGAGGTAGAGCTCCGTGCTAACGACATCCCGATTTGATCAGGCTCTGTATGAGGATCTATATCCTTCGGAATACCAACCCGGGGAGTATACCGGACCCTTGCCGGATGATCCGCGGGTCCCGAGACCGGATGCTCTGTTCATCGTCGTTTTTCATCACGACGTCGACAACGTGAAGAAGGGGGGAGTCCTCTTGGGTCCGACGGCTATCCTTTGGGACGTCCTCGAATACGTCCCGGAGATTGGGGACGCAGGGTTCTGGATTGTGGAGCTCGTAGGGAAGACCCGGACCCGGATCTTCCGGTGGCACCCGGGGAGGGAGCTCTGGAAGAGAGTGGCCAGGGGGAGGGCAGCTGAATGATGAGGACGGCCCACGCAAATCAATTGTTGCTCCAAGGCGCCCGGGCACTGGCCGTGGCAGAACAGACCGGGATCCGTATTGACCTGGACTATTGCTCCCGGACAAAGAACCATCTGTCCCGGAGGATCGACCGGCTGGAGGAGACCTTCCTGGAGGAGACGGACCTCGGGAGGGAGTGGAGATATTGTTTCCGGAAGATCAAAACCGGATCCGATTCCCAGCTGCTGGAGGTCGTCCAGAAGATGGGGGCAACGACGGGGAAGCAGACGGCCAAGGGGAAGGAGTCCGTCAGTGCCGAGGCTCTCCAGGAGTCCGGGGTCGACGGTTTCCGGGAGTTGATCCGTCTCCGGAAGTGGAGGAAGGCACGGTCCAACTACCTGGTAGCAATAGAGAGGGAAGTCGTCTCTCACTCGGACGGGTTATGGTATCTCCATCCCTTCTTCCACCTGAATACGGTCCGGACATACAGGTCCTCCTCCTCCAACCCGAATTTCCAGAACATCCCTATGCGGGATCCGGAGATCAAGAAATTCATCCGGAGGGCTTTCGTCCCACGGCCGGGTCGGGTCCTCCTTGAGGCAGACTTCAAGGCCCTGGAGGTCGGAATCGCGGCTTGTTACCACCGGGACCCCACCATGCTGGAGTATCTTCGAACGGATCCTGGAGCCATGCACTCGGACACGGCTCGGAAGCTCTTCCTGCTCGGGACAAAGTATGGGGTCACGAAGGAACTTCGGTATGTAGCCAAGAACCGGTTCGTGTTCCCGGAGTTCTATGGTTCCTGGTTCCGGGAATGTGCTCAGAATATATGGGCCGTCCGGAACGATTTCTTGGTGGGAGAGAAGACTCTCAGCCAGCACCTCCGGGAGGAGGGTCTCCGGTCCTATGCTCGGTTTGAGGAGCACGTGGAGGAGATCGAGAGGGTCCTCTGGGACAAGAGGTTCCCGGTCTACCGGGACTGGAAGGAACGGTGGTGGAAGGAATACCTCCGGCGGGGGTGGTTCGATACCCTGACGGGGTTCCGGTGTTCCGGGGAGTTGGAGAGGAACAAGGTCATAAACTACCCGGTCCAGGGCTCGGCCTTCCATTGTCTCTTGAAGACCCTGATCTGGGTCGTCCCGATGCTAGAGACGGAGAAGTGGAAGGAGGTCCGGCTCGTGGGCCAGGTCCACGATTCTGCTCTCTTCGATCTTCCGGAGGAGCTCGTGGAGGGGTGGTTCGGAGTCCTGGTCCAGATCGTTCGCCGGCGCCTCCCCAAGGCGTGGCCCTGGATCGTGGTACCGATGGGGCTGGACGCAGAGAGGTCAGAGGTCGACGGGTCCTGGTACGAAATGAAAGAAATGGAGGAGGCCGCATGAGTCTAGCAAACAAGTATCGACCGGAAAGTCTGGATCAGGTTATCGGGAACGAATCCGTGGTGGATTCTATTGAATCCCTCCTTTCCGGGGACGATCCTCCCCGGGCCTGGTTGTTCCACGGTCCTCACGGGTGCGTTAAGGGAGATACTAAGATTTACGATCCGGTGAGAAAGGAGGAAAAACCAATAAAACAGTTGTGGGAAGAAAAACTACCTTTCCACGTTATTTCCTTTGATTCTGTTTCCGGAAAGATGGTAGTTTCGGAAGCTCTGCCGCCGGTCCGGTATTCTCCATCCCGTTTGTTTCAAGTAGAAACTTCTCAATCAGCTTTCTTCGTGACCGACGAACACCGGTTCCTTTCTCTGACTGGGGAATACCTTTCATTGAAGGAATTGATCGAGAACGGATTTTCCGAAGTCCCTCTTCTGTCCACTTCGGTTTCTTCCCCAGAAGCTCTACACCAAGATGGTCTCCATTATTGTGGAAAACCAAAAGGTTTTCCGGCCGATTGTCGTCCTTTTTTCCGTTTAGGTGATGGACAACTTCCTTCTTTTTTAAGCGGCGTTTTAAGAGCTGTTCCATTATTAATCGGTGTTCTGGTACATATTTTCCGTCAATTCGGATCTGAACATATCCGTCCGCATCCGTTCTTTTCCCTCCTTTCCAAAAATTATTCTTTTCTCCCATCTGAGCGCCTCCGTTTCGAATATCCGTTTTTGTCCGTCGTAGGGAACGACGAACCGTTCTTGGATCGACGTGAAAAAATGTTGCTATTTCTTGCATTGTCCATCCTCGTTTATATCTCAGAGAGATATTCAGATCATTCTTCGGAGATATTTTCCTCATCTTTATTGACCAACCTTCTTTCCTTTGATAGATTCCCTTCGGCATCTTCTTTATCCTCCATGGTTAGTGATTCATCCTTATTCATGCCTACTAGAATAAAGAAAATAAGGGAAAAAGGCAAGGAAGAATATTTTGATTTTCATGTTCCCTATTTCAATAATTATTGGGCAGGAGGTTTATTTCATCACAATTGCGGCAAAACAACCCTGGCCCGGATCATCGCGCGGGAGATGGGCTGCACGCACGAGATGGACCTGCAGGAGGTGGACAGCGCGCAGTACACGGGCGTGGACAACGTGCGGGACATACGGATGTCCGCCAATCTCATGCCGATGGGCGGAAAGATGCGCGCATGGATCATGGACGAGTGCCACCGCATGAGCCCACAGGCGCAGGATGCCCTGCTCAAGCTCCTGGAGGATACTCCTAAACGGTCTATGTTCCTGCTGGCGACGACGGACCCGGGGAAGCTCCTCCCGACGGTCCGGAGCCGGTGCGTCCAGTTCCAGGTGGAGAGCCCGGAGGAGGACGTCCTGGCCAAGCATCTCCGGGACGTCTCCCGGAGGGAGAAGGTCCGGCTCTCCGGGGAGCTCGCAGAGCAGATAGCCCGGGATTCCCTCGGTTCCGTCCGGGACGCAATGATGATCCTGGAGCAGGTTATCCGATTGCCGGAGGAGAAGAGGGAGGAGGCTGCTCGGAGGATGGCTGAGAAGACGGTCCAGACCGTCGAGCTGTGTCGAGCCCTGATGTCCCCGAAGACGAAATGGGCATCCGTCGCCAAGATCCTCGAGGGATTGAAAAACGAGGATGCGGAAGGGGTCCGGCGGGCCGTCATCGGCTACTGTGCCGCAATCCTCCGGAAACGGGACAACCCGCAAGCCTTCCTGGTGGGGGATACGATGTTGAGCGCCGGGATTATAGGGAACGGGTGGCCGGGAATGACTTTGATTTGTTACCGGGCCGTGATGGAAGTTTCCGTTTAATTTTTCCCGGATTGGGGAAAATCGGCTATAATAGGAGAGAGGAGGAAAAACTATGGGACGAACGTCGGCAAGGGAATTGATGCAAGAGGAGACCCGGGACTTCCTGATGGACCCTATCGACCCGGATCAACTCGAGGTCGAGTGGCTCGCACAGCCCAACCTGTATATGAACTACGTCAGGAAGGCCAAACGGGCAAAGAAGGAAGCTCAGAGAGCCGTCGAGAAGGTGAAGACGGTCCGGAGTGAGTTGATCCTGGAGGCCAACCGGAACGGGATCGAAGGGATCCCGAAGCTATCCGATCCGAAAGTTGAAGCCTATTATCGGGCTCATGAGCGATACCAGGAAGCCGTCCGGGAGAGGATCGACGCCGAGCACAGGGCAGAGGTCGCAGACGGGAAAATCTGGGCTTGTCAGCAGAGGAAGGCTGCTCTGGAGAGCCTGGTGATCCTTTGGGGCCAGGAGTATTTCTCCAGCCCGCGGGAGCCCAAGGGGACGGTCCGGGAACGGCTCCGGGACCGGGAGGAGGAGATGTTCGGCCAGAAGATGAAGGACGCGGCCGAGAAGAGACGTGAACGCGAAACCCAACAGAAAGAGGAGGAGTAAATCAATGGCAAGAGGACGATCAGCAACCCGGGACGATGCCCGGAAAAAGGCAAGGGACCGAAACAAGAACGCAGGGTCGGGAGGTGGGGTCTCCACCGTCAATCTCCCGTCCGGGGTGGACTTCTTCAAACTCCGGGAAGACCGGAACCTTCTGGAGGTCATCCCGTTTACGTCCACCCGGAGTCATATCCTGGAAAAGCCGGAGGTGGAGAAGGGGGAGATCTGGTGGAGACTCCGGTACAAAATCCACCGGAACGTCGGACCGAACAACGAGACCGTCGTCTGCCCGACGACTTTCGGGAAACCCTGCCCTATCTGCGAAGAGCGCGGTCAGCTGTTCGACGAGAAGAGGAAGGACGAGGCTAAGAAGCTGTTCCCCTCCTGGAGGTCCCTGATGATCCTCCGGAGCCGGGATGAGAAGGAGGCCGTCTCCGTCCTGGATATCTCGGAATTTGCTTACTTGGATCAGCTCAAAGGAGATATGCGGGATGCCGAGGACGACGGCCTGGAGGACGTGGACACGTTTTACTGGCCTTCCGGTCCCGGGTACAACCTCCAGTGTCGGTTCGAGGAGACCTCCTTCGGGGAGGGGAGATCCTATCTGAAGTGCACCCGGGTAGACCTGAAGCCGCGGAAGGCTCTGGACGACAAGATTATCAAGATCGCAGAAGCCGTCGAGCTCCAGGAGACCCTGGTCCTCCTGTCCTACGAGGTCATCAGGGCCAAGTTCCTCGGGATGGATCCTCCGGATGAAGAAGAGGAACGGGAGAAGCCGAGACGGGAGAGGAGAGAGGCGCCGGACAAGGAACCGGATCCCGAGCCCGAAAAGGACGAAGGGGGAGACGATCTGGACGACCTGGACGAGGATGCCCTCCTGGACAAGATCGACGAGATGGGGATTGAGGTCTCCCCGAAGAAACTCCGGAAGATGGATGAGAACGACCTCCGGGAGCTGATCCGATCCAATGCCGGCGTGGGGAAGGACGAGGAGCCCGAACCGGAACCGGAGAAGGAGGAGAAGAAGCCTCCGAAGAAGGACCCTCCCAAGCCGAAGAAGGAAGGCAAGAAAGAGGCAAAGGGGAAGTGTCCCCACGGGCATAAATACGGGGTCGACACGGACGAAAAAGACGATTGCTCCGAGTGCGACGTCTGGGGCGATTGTATCGACGAGAAAGAGGGGAAGGGATGAGGACGAAAAAACCGGGAGCTCCTCCCGAAAAGAAACCACCAAGAGCTCTGCCGCCAGTGCCTCCGAGGACCAAGAAATACATCACCACGAAGGAGGCCGTGGCCATTTCGATAGAGGAGGAGCTCCCGGTCAGTGTACCGACGGTGAGGAAATACGCGTGGAGATTCAACTACGGTTTCCAGCGGTCCTCCTACACTCCTTTTATGATAATCCAAGAGTCCTTCCGAAGGTGGCTACATGGGCAGAATGAAAGCCAAAGCCGACACTTCTCCGACCCGAGACCGCCCGGGGTCCGATGAGCGGGGAGACTGGGAATGGAGGGGGAAAGCCTTCCATTCCGGGTCGACCATGCTCAATCTGGCCTGTACGGACAACGAGGATGGAGCCTACCCACCGGGAGCTATCATCAACCTGGTAGGGGACAAGAGTGCCGGGAAGTCCCTCCTGGCCCTGTCCGGGCTGGCTGAGACAGCAATTGACTCGGACAACAAAAAGACCCGGTTGATCTACGACGATGCGGAGACGGCCAACAACTTCAATATGAAAAAGCTATTCGGGAAGATCCTGGCCAAGAGGATCGAGGAGCCGGACCCGAGTGAGACCATTGAGGACTATACGGACCGGGTTCACGACTTGATAGACGGGGACGTCCCGTTCATCCACGTCCTGGATTCCTTCGACATGATCGGATCGGAAGCAGACATTTCAAAATACCTCCAGGCCAAGGAAGCCCGGGACAAGAGGAGGGAGGGGAAGGAGGTCAAGTCCAAAGGTTCCTACGGGACCGGCCGAGCCCGGGGGTCCGCGGAGTTCTTCCGGATGAAGAAGAAGGCAATCAAGACGACGGACTCCCTCCTGATGGTAATTTCTCAGGTCCGGGAGAACCTGGATGCCTCCGGACCCTGGTCCCCGAAGCACTACCGGGCCGGCGGGAAGGCCCTGGACCATAATGCCTTCCTGGTTATCTGGCTGGCAGTTATCAAGCAAATTGTCCGTCAGGTAAACAATAGAAAGAGACCCGTGGGACAGTGGGTGGAGGCGAAAGTCGACAAAAACAAAATAAATGGGAAATATCGGACCGTCCGGTTCCCAGTGTACTACGACTATGGGGTGGACGATATCGGCAGCATTGTCCATTTCCTCGTTGACGAGAAGTGGTGGAAGAAGAACAAAGCCGGTCTGTATGTGGCCGAGGAGCTCAAGCTCGAGGGGGACAAGGAGGAGCTGATCCGGGCAGTGGAGGAGGAGGGGAAGGAGAAGGAGCTGAGGATGGCTGCGGGGAGAGCGTGGAGGGCAATCGAATCCGATTTCAAAATGGACCGGAAGAGGAGGTTCGGATGAGGTTTTTCATAGGGATCGACCCGGGGAAGGCCGGCGGGATCGGGGCCCTCCAAGAGAACGGCCGAGCCGTGGGAGCCTGGGATATGCCCGCAGACGAGGTAGGATTCCTGGACTTGAAGGATGAGATTGAAATGAATCTTCCGATAGTTTATGAAGTGATGGTGATTTTGGAAAAGGTCCATTCCATGCCGAAGCAGGGGGTCAAGAGCGTCTTCTCCTTCGGTCAAAACTTCGGGATGTGCCGGCTTTGGGCTACTCTCTGGGGCGGTTCCGTCATCTACGTCACGCCCCATAAATGGATGACCTCGGTGTTCGATTCCGACAAGGGGGGAGGGACTACCAAGGACCGTTCCCTGCTGTTTGCCCGACGGCGGTGGCAAAACGTAGACCTCCGGTTGAAGAAACACCACGACCACGGCCGGTCCGATGCCCTTTGTATAGCCGAGTGGGGGAGGAGAAACCACCGATGATCGAAGAGATCCGGCTCAAGAATTTCCAAAGCCACCGGGATTCCGTCCTCCGGCTCCACCCGGGGGTCAACGTCATTGTGGGTCCGACGGACTGCGGGAAGACGGCCGTCCTCCGGGCTCTCAATTGGGTGGTGAATAACCGGCCGATGGGGACCCGGTTCCGGTCCCGGTGGGGAGGGGATACGGAAGTCACGGTGGACCTCTCCGGGGGGACCTACGTCACCCGACGTCGGACAAAAAAGGATAACCTTTATGAGATCCTCCCCGGGAACGGGAGGACGGAGGTCTTGAAGGCTCTGAAGTCCGAGGTTCCGGAGGAGATCCTGACCGAGTTGAATATGGACGAGATCAACGTCCAGCGCCAGCACGATCAGCCTTTCCTCCTCTCGGCCGGCTCCGCAGAGGTCGCACGGGTCCTCAATCGGATAGCCAACCTGGAGGAGATCGAGACGGCTCAGAAGACGGCCAACTCCCGGGTCCGGAACCTCATGGCCCGGGAGACCGCGGCCGAGGAGGAGAAGAGGGTCCTGGCCGGCCGGTTGGAGGAGTTTGACGACCTCGAGGATCAGGAGAGCCTCCTTCACTCTATCGAGGAGGCCCAGAAGAACATTTACCAGGATCAGGAGTGGTACGACGAAGTCAAGGAGACCGTCCTCCAGGCTCGGTTGGAGAAGAAGAAGGTCGACGAGATCGAGACCTTCTTGAAGGACGTGGGACCCTGGACCGCGGCTTCCCTCCGGAACTATGAGGCATTGAAAAAGTCCTCCGGGGAGCTCGAGGATCTCCGGGAGCTGGTTCGACGTGTTTGGGATCTCCAGGAGTTTGCGGAGGGGCATGAATGGCTGGAGGAGGCCGAGCCGAAGGTCCTCGACGGCCAGGTCCGGCTCCGGGGGGTCCGGAAGAAGGCAGAGGACCG